GGGTAGGAATTTAAAGAAACCATCGTTTGTCATCATTCTGATTAGATTCTTTGACCCCCTACCCTCAGGGTCCATTGTTTCACGATAATAAAGTTCAACAAGTTCTTTACCTTCTTCAGTAATCATAGGATTGGACAAATCCACGATTTGTTTGTTGACATCAAAGAATGCCATACCCAACTCTCCGTCTTTTGTCTTTCCCTTGACCAAATTTTGTAATGCTTTGTTTTTTTCATTCTCTTGAAGAAGTTGATTGGTTTTCCCCAAAATATCATCAACAGAGACCTCACGGTCAAGCACCTCAGGAAAAAACTTGATAAACGTTTTCTCACCGAGTCGTTCAATACCGTCAATATTATCGCTCTTGTCACCCATAATCACCTTAAGTGTCAAGATGTTTTGATGAGGAACTTGATTTCCCATTATAGAAACCTTGTCCCCCATCTTATACATCTGTTTGATCATCGGTGAATATACGGATGTTGTTGAATCGATGAGTTGAAGCAAATCCTTATCAGCTGTAAAGATGGTTTTATCTTCATCTTTAGCCATCTGACAGTAATAAGCAATAAGGTCATCAGATTCATTATTATCAACACGGATTTGACGCACGAAACATTCCTCCAAATACTCTTTAACTCGTTGTTTTTGAATATGATATGACTCGAGTTTGAACTCGTTCATATCTTGTCTACGATTCAGTTTGTACTTGGGGTATATTTCACGTCGTTGGGATGAGTTACCGTCACCATCCCAAAAGACAATGACTTTGTCGTAGTTGTACTCATCCAACTGTTTTCTAAGTGTGTTGAGAAAGTGGAAGACTCCACCAATGTGATTTCCATCAACGAAGAATTCACGGACTCCGTGGAATCCGATTTTAAATAGATTATCTCCATCTACTAAAAGTGTTTTCAATTGTTACTTCTTGAGTGTTCGACAAACAACAAATTAGAGGATCTCAGGGTCTTTCTCCTCGTGGAGTGAGAAGTCCCCATCAGAACCAATAATACCCTTCCAGTAGTCAGAATGCTCCTTCTTGTATGACTCAATCGAAGCCTTCTCTTCTGTGGTATCCTTACCCGCCAAGAAACCGTGGGGTGTAACGATAATCTTTCCATCTTCATAACCCAATCCGTTGATGTGGTTCTTCATGACGGAAATTTTTGAACGAGTGGCAAACTTAACCGTTCTCTTGTCTTTTGTTGCAGTAATCTTGGTGGTACCAGCACCCTTTTGATTACCAAATAAGAATACCAAAGATGAATTTAACCAAACTGATTCACCACCTTTAGCCTTAATTTTAGGTTGTCCAAAAGGATTATCAGGAAGTTCAACCCATGGTTGGTTCACAATCACTAAAGTGTTTTCAAATTTAGAATCCGCCTTACGTGAACCTGAGATTCTTTGATTGATACCCATACCAATTTTGTCAGAAAGTGTTGCGGCATTGTGTTGTTTACCACCCTTACCTTCGTAAGTCATCTTGGAAGGGATCGACCCGACTGAATCCCAAAGAAATAACAAATCATAATCCAATTCACCTTTTTCTTGAGCATCCAATAGTTCGTTGATGTAATCGGTGATTTGTTCAATATAACTAAAGTTGTTATTGAAGATAAAAAAACCATCCCAATCGATTTCACCAGTCTCCTCATCAACAGCTTCTTGACACTCAAAACCCATGATTTGTGCGTGTTCGAAACTCCACTTCTGTTCTGTAATAATGAAAACAGGAAGAATTCCTTGTTTCTGAGCACTGACTGCGGACTTTACAAGTGCCGTAGTTTTTCCCGTATCACTGTGACCAAGAAACATGTTTATATGTCCGATCGCAGGACCTGGAAGACCAACAGCCTCCAAAAATTCTTTACCCAAGTCTAAAAAACGTTGGGGTTTGTATTTTGCTGAAGTAGAGAATTTCTTCTTCAGAGATGTGAAATCATTTTTCTTTAGTGCCATGTTATTTTTTGTATTCGTATTCGTTTAACCCTACAGTACTTTCAATATAAACCCAATCTTCATCTTTTACAATATCTTCCAAAAATTCATATGGGGTTTCCTCATAAATTTTTTGTTGTTCTTCAGTCAGTTCAATCTCGTAGTAACGATAAACTGGTGATAATTTTATAATTTTCGCCATAATAAAAAAAGAAATGGTGCAGACATCGCCTGCACCATTTTATAATTTAGAACGGAAGATCGTCATCGGGTGATGCCGAAGCTTGTGGATCTTCATATGTTGGAGTTTTACTACCACCCATATTCATAATCGCTGCGTCTCCATAGACATACTTACCTGATTCGGAATCCCAACGTGGTTCCTCACCACGAGCAATTGCCTCCAAATATTCTACAGGTTTTTTCGAATAAACATCTTGCCATGTTAGTTCATCCGCCAACCACTCTTTTTTGATATTATCCATTTCGTGAAGTGAAGATGGATCGTCGTGCATGATAGTTTGGATAGATGTGTAATCTTTACCACCAGGTGTCTTTTGTTTTACCAACTGAATGATTAGGTCTCGTCCAGTTTCAGCATCCGTAATATCACCTTTTTGTCTCCAAATAGGAATGATTTTATCAAGGATACCTTCGTTCTTATAATTGTGTTTGAAACGCCAGAACTTTACACCTTCTTCCTCAGCATCACGATCAATAACCTTCACGATATAAAACTTACGTGATTTGTATTGACGAGCTAATTCTTTATCGGATTCTTTACCGGTCGCCATAAGTTCTTCATGAACCTCATTCAGGGGTGAACGCTCATTATCGTTCTTTCCTGGATCATAAAATTTCTGCCATTTACCACCTACTTGTAGTTCGTGGTAGAATACCTCTACGAAAGGTGATGAACCGTCTTTAGTGGGTAGAATGCGAACTCTTCGTTGACCTTGAGCCTGACCTTGCGGTAGGATACAAGCGAAGTATTTCTTCATTCGTTCTTCCTGTGACATCTTTCCTGAGTTGTCATAGGGTTGGGAGTTTTTCTCGTACTGAGCGAGAACTGCGTCAAGTGGACTTGCCATGTTTGTAAAAATTAATTGTTAGACATAAAATATACGCCAAGTTTATTGTTCCGTCAAATCATTCGCCAAATAAAAAGGGTCACAATGTGACCCCTTAAACATAAATATAAATTTTTAAATATCAACTCATCCTAAACTTAGAGTCTCCGGGTTCAGGTACACCTGTATCGAAAGATTGTTTAATTTCATTAGGTGTAAAGTTTTCAACATCTTGGGACGTTAGAACATATTCGTTCTTACCTGTTTTCTGCATGTCTTCTTGTTTGTCCTGGAAAAAATCTGAAAGTTTTTGTTGGAATGGACCTGAATCCAAACTTCTCAATTCAAGTTTTTCTTCGGGTGTCTTAGGACGATATTTTTCAATCTTTTCCTCCATGGCGTTTAATTTTTCAAAAACACCATCCATCTCAGATAATTTAGTTTGAAGACCCTCAAGTTGTTTGAACATCATGTCAAAATACTCGTTTTGTTTTTCAGCCATACCCTTTTGGGTTGTAACCAAATCAGTAATATCAAGTTCTTCAGATCCTGATTCACTTGACACATCCTCAACCTCACCGGTATCACTTATTTTTTCAACCTCAGTATCTTGTGCAACGTCAATAACTTCAGGCTCAACCTCTGCCGTTGGTTCCAACATAGGGTCAGTTTCAGCGGCAGGATCCTCTGCAGGAACTTCTGCCGGAATCTCAGCTTCTTGTTCTGTTATATATTTGTTGATAGAATTGTGTCTTTTCAATTCCTCAAGAATTTTTTTGTCAACTATACTCATCTTATTATCCGTTTAAAAGTTGTTTAACTCCGTGAGGTGTCTCAACTTGAACTCGTCTGTTAGTTCTCATAGTATTGTCGACTCTCTCAATCAAACCATCACGGTCTCTTACTGTATAACAGTCACCTGTATCTAAATCACACACTTCGGTGAATCCATTACCAGCGGCTTTTTCAGAATATCTTGTTCTCTTACCAAGATAATTATCTAAATGTTTTTGGATATCCATACTCATTTTTATCTATAAATATCATTAAAAGTTAATTAGTCCTAAAGAAATACATTTCTCAACAACTTCGGCAGATTGTTTTCTAACAACCTCAAATGTTGTTTTGTTCGCAATTGCCCATTTTTGATACTCTTCATCAGATTGGAATTTCTTAGTCGGCCAATATTCAGTCCATAAAAGATACAAACTTTCTACATATTCTTCCTTTGTCTTCCACTTGAAATTTTTGTTACTTTTGTACCAACCTTTGTACCAGCTTGAGATGAAATCAATCGAGTTTTCAAATGAAGTAAATCTTGCATATGGAATTGATACACCGGCATTATTTGTTCTACAACCATATGTCTGAGTAAAGTATCTTCTTCTCTCAGCGTAATTTATATTAGAATACACAGTTCCACCCAAAGGAGTCCCACCCAAATCATAATCATATGATATTATCTTATTATCATCATGACCATTCACATATGATGTGAAGAATACCAAAGCACGTAAAGCCGGGTCCGAAATCTTGTTAGATATTTTTTTACTCAAATCGGCAAAAGTGATTTCTGTCTTAACAGTTTCAGAACCATTATAATTTCTATATGCAACATTGGCCGTCTGTATGTCGGTAACACATCTTACAGGATCTGCTGGTGTGTAAGTTTGATTTGTTTGAATTGAATTTCCAACGGCAATAACATTGTTACTTACTGTTTGTACTGCGGTTTCTTTCAATCTTTGTACTTTTTGTACCAATTCAGATAACAAATTATTATTCAAAGTAACAATTTGATCGGCGATTTTAGGTATAGACGCCACCGGCATTCTTAGACCCGTAAAATAAGTTTTGAAATCCCCACCATCGATTACGTGATCAACGGACTGAATCATATACGGACCTTGGAACATAGGTACATGTTGAAGATTAAAATACATTGTTGGTTGAATCATTGCATTACCTAAACTTTCTACCCTACACTCATAAGACCTTGTTTTGTAGTAATTGAATAAACTAACACTTTGAGATGTTGCTCGTCTACCACCCGCTTGTAAAGCCATATCCGTTTCCACTCTGTTTGATTCGGCGGTTGCTGCCGCTCCGTTTTGATCTAATTGGATTGAGTAAAATATCCCTTGGTTTCGTGTTCCAAAATCAACATTGAAGGCAACCACTCTGTTTGAATTGGCAAAATCGGTTTTACCTTCCAACTTAGTACTCAAAGGGTTACCACAGTCGAAAACAAATGCATCTGTTTTCCATCTGTAATCCTGATTTTCCTTCATGGCCAAATGCTCGGAAGGTTTACCAACAAAATAACAAACTAATTTTGGACTGGATTCTCTATAATCAACCTCAAGGTAAGTACCAAAAAGTGAGTTTGCCAAATCTTGTGATGTTTCCGTTCTTGGTCGGCTATTATTGGTTACTTCACCAACACCCCAAAAATTTACGTATGCCGGCATAGGCATCATTTGAAATTTGTTATCTGCAAATATTTTACTTACAAAGTCGATAATACGAGCGTTTGAGTTTCGGGTTGAAGATAAAAATTCACGTAATTTTACAACATCTAATAATACATCGTTTCCGATGTCTCGATTTGCTCGATCTAAGAATAAAACATCTTGAAATAATGTTCTTGTTCTAAATTCTCCACCGGCAATCCACTTGTCGTTGAACGCTTTGAAAGCCTCCCAATGATCCAATTTTTGGAAATTACCGTCCAAAGCCGAGATTATAGGTTTTTCATTAGACTGTTCAACATTTGGTAATTGTTTTTGAAGTTTGAAAAATAATTGTGTTAGTATTTGACTAACAAATTTGTCACCATCAACATAGAATTGATTTATTTGTTCTGTAAATTGAACTGCTCCGTAATCACCATCGGCTAATAATTTTTGTGTACCATAAATTTTGATTAATGGTGCAAAATTCTTCACATTTGATGGTGTGAATTCAATATTCAAATCAATAAAGAAATCAGTATAATAACTACCTTGATCAGAATAACCCAATCCACTTACAGTTGCGAAACCAACATATTCATTCATGTTTTTCCAAGCCTCAGGAAATAGGGCTTGAGATTGAAACAAGGTTGTCGTACCACCCTGAGAAGGTAATGAATTGTTTACATATGGTTCCCATGTGAAACCATCAAAAACTCTATTGGTTGGTAGTGTTGTAAATGAACCAAACAATCTTCTATTGAAGTTTGAAGGGTTTCCATATCTTAGGGTAACGTCATAATTCAAGAAAGTTTGAATAGTGTTTGTTATTTTGTTCGACTGAGATTCTCCAACCAATTTTACATATTCTGTAGATTGATTATCTATTTTATCAATCGTGAACAATTCCTGAGCTAATAATTGGAAGTTTTTATTTATCAAACTTGATGAGGATAATGTATCTACTGTTACATCTTTATTTGATAATGAAAACTTCAAAAACTCATTTTCAAATTCATCTAAAATTTCTTTTTTGAATACCCCAAAAATCTCCTCAATACTACTGTACTTTGATGACAACTCAAATGGTTGATTATTTTTCTTACTTGGGGTGATATACTTAATGTATTCATTAAATTTCGGCTTTGTAATACTTGGTAATTCAAAGTAACCATAGTTTGGTGCGGACCAAAATGGTCTTAAACTACCATCATAAACCGCCTTATTGTTCAAAACCTCTTGTGTTAAAACCTCACCTGTTGGTGTTTGTTCAAAACATTCAAATTCTGTTTGGTTTATATTATTACCAAAAGAAGGAATAATAACGGTTTGATTTTGTAATGTGGGTATAAATTTCGGAGAGTTTTTCGTATCAAATGATGAATACCATGTCTTCAAACTCAAAACACGATTAAGGTCATTTGGATCAAAACCATTAGGTAATTCAATTGAACTACTTGGTATGTTTCCAACGTTCAATCCTTCTTTGATTGCCAGATCAATTTCAGTATCCGAATATGTTGTAAACAAGTTTTGTCCCGTCATCAAATAATACATGTTGTTTATCATTTTCGGATAAAAACCAACGTTCATCGATGATAGTGTTTGACCACCATTTGTCGTATTTTGTTGACCTACGATTGAAATTTGAGATCCTTTTTGATTCGTAAAATTGTAAGTCTTAGTTAAATTTTGAGTTGTTGGATCATATAAATCAAAATAATTCACATTATTCCAAACCGGATCCAAAATATCAACTTGAGTTTCAATATACGTTTTGTATCTGTGCCATATAGAACCGAATTTCAATATCCACGCATATGGTAATTTGTGAACACCCGCAAATTTGGTTAACGTTGAGAACATAAAATCCAATTCTTCATTCAAATTGGAATCAATATTTTTGTATTTCTCGCGTAAAGTTATTAGTGGTAATGAATTCAAAAACAAGTAAGCTGGTACCACATATGGATGTAAACTACCCCCACTTCTATCGAGATCAATCGCTTGATTCAACGCATTTATAAACATCGGTGTATTCATCATCGATGTTGTTTGATCCGCAATCAGTCTTCCTGTTTTATTTGTATACTTTACAGGTCCTTCAGTAGGGAAATACTTATCACGTTCAACGTAGAATGTATTTAGGTTTTTGATTTGTCCGTTTGAATTTGTAAGTTCAGGGAACTGAACACTAAGGAAGTCACCACTTGTAAAAGGTCTGTTTTGATTTTGTGATAGATCCGTTTGATAATTTGTGATAAACTTTTTGGTTTCATTCAAATACAAACTCTTTGTAGTTTCATATGGATTTGTTTGAGGTGTGAATGGACTCAAGTTTTGAGTGTTCCAATCTTCATCAACAAATGGATAAAGGTCCATAAAGTTCGTTTGATTTGACTTTGTGGACTTTATAAACTGAGTAACTTTATCTAACGACTCAACTTTTTGTTCAGTAGATTCTGAGTTATTTGATAAAACAGTGTTAGGGAGAATTGAAAAATCTTTCTCTGTAATTGCTCTAAGATAGTCAGAGGTAAATTCACCACGAATAAGTTGTTGCCAACTTGGACCTGTTCCATCATTAGATGATGTTCGTAATACATCCAAGTAATTCACAGGATTGAACGCAACATTTTTCAATATTTTGGTCAAACTTGGACTTGTTCCAAGTAAGGCGGTCTGAATATTCAAATTCTCAATATCAGACAGAGTTTTATACAACTCAAAGTTTCCACCATCCTCTTTTGATAATCTATCCCAATATGATGCTAATAATACCCTCTCATAAATCTCATAGAGGAATTTTACGGCCTGATAGTCTGAATATGGTAAGTTGGTCATTGGGAACTCAATGGCGTTCAGAGATAGTCTTAGAATCGTTCTTGATAAATTTGAGTTTCCGTTTGGTGCCGGTGGATTATCCGCAGTTTTGACCAATCCCTTTATATACTCCTCTACAAACTCAACCTCAGGCCATGCTTGGAAATCATTCGCACCAGTTCGAGATATTTCAGATTTATCACCAGGATATCTCAACTCAAATGGTTCATCGGTATCTTTGTTCGTGTCAACAAGATATTGTGGCCATGGATAAACAGGTATCTCTGATAAATTGGCTCCTTGAGTGGTGGGGGTAACTTGTTTAGTATCACTACTTACCGAACTCAAACTTTGATCAAAAATTGCTCTTTTTCTTTTTGGATTCAGTCTCTGACTCCAAGCAGCTTCGTGAACATCATCCATAAGTAAAAATAATCCCTCTACCGATGCAAATATCATTGCCATGATATTCCTCATAGATGGTTTAAAACCTAATCCATTTGGACCTTCAATTTTCTTTGATAAAAACGCACCTAAAGCTAAAACAATTTTTTCTTTTTGTTTGGATACCTCGTCCTCGATTTGATCAATAATACCCTCGAAATTATTTTTACCACCAAAAACAAAATTATAGGAAGGATATGTAACAACTTCATTTCCTACTTTTTTCGCGGTTGGTTGAAAGAATTGTAAATTTCTTGTTTTGAAAGTCACCACCTCTTCAGGGGTGTTGGGCTTTCTTCTATTTACCAATTCAAATGTCTTATCCCAATCAATTTCTTGAGGTGTAATTGCTTTTCTAAAGGTGTCCTCAATCAAAGTGTTTTGTTGATTAACACTTTTGGATGGGCTGACAATTTTTATTTTTTGTATTGTACTAATACTCGTAGTATTATCTACAATACCATTAATTGTAAAAGATCCATTAAGACCTAATGTTGGGTTTTTAGATAAAGAACTTTTATAACTTGTAATAATCTGATTCAACTGAACATAAGCATCCAATTGGGTTTGACTACTGTTGATATTGTTTTTATACAGATAAACCAAAATTTCTTCAGGTTCTGAATCTACGTTGTTATCTGCCTTTCTATTTTTATAAACAAAAGGTCTTTCTCTATCGATGTATCTTGAGAACCAAGAACTTTCGTTGTTGGAATAAACATCGTTATATAAGTCAGCAACTAATTTACTGTAGTTTTGAATGTCAGACAATGGTGTGAAATCAACTTGTCCAAATCCTTCGAGAATATTCTTTTCCAACAACTCCAAACGAGCCATTAGTTCGGGAATTGAAAGTTCCGGTAAGTCCTCAGCTATTAAACC